TATCCTAGGAGTTTAACATGAAGATCGCTGATTATGGGAAGGCGATAACTTCGTACATCGAATCACCTACAACTGCTCAAAAATTACAAGCAAAAGAAAAAGCTCAAACACTTGGTAGAACTTTATTAGCTGATGGTTCAGATGAAGTAGTAGAAATAGATTTTGCATCTGCAGAAGACAAAGCTTTTAGAAATATGATGGCAGCCTATCTATATTATCAAAAACATGGTGGTAAAAAATCTCTTAGAGATTACATGAGAATGGCAACAGGTGCTGGTAGAAAAGGTGGAGGTAGAGAACATTTTAGAGCAACCGGTGGTCGTGTTCATCTAGCAGAAGGATCAGAAGATATTGTAGAGCCATCAAAATCTATGCAGGTAGATACAACTACAAAAGGTTTAGATCTTTTTACAATTGATGATTTTAAAGATAAAGCAGAGATATATGTTGGAGCTTATCACAACAAAGCTTTACCACTTGCAGATATAAAATCTGCATTAAATAAATTTACACAAAAAGGAATAGACGACGGTACGTTTACTGCAGACGAGGCAATCAAAGTTGTACAAGATTTTAAATCTTATTTTGTAGACATGGCACAAAAACAAAGATTGCGTGAAGTTGTACCTGAAGGTATTGGAACTGTTGAGCGTGAAGAGTTTCAAAGTGGATTATCAGCAGAGATGAAAAAAAGAATTAAAAGATTTGAAAATTTAACAGGTGAAAAATATGCAGATCAACCAGCTTGGAAAAGATTTGATATTAGAGAAGGAAACTGGAAAGGCTCCGGAGCCATGGTAAAATTAACAGATGAGATGAAAGCAAATATAAAAGAATATGAAACAAGAACAGGAAAAAAATATGAAGATCTTGCATACGATGCAAGAAAATCTGTTCGAGACGGTAAACCAGTTGGAGTTTTACCTACAAAAGAAGAAATGAAATTAAGAATTAGTGTAAATGATAAGGGTGTTCCTATTTTTCCAAATAAAGAAATGGAAAAAAATTTTATCAAAGATGTAAAAAATAAACTTAAATATCCAAAGGGAACCAAAAATATTCCTGAAGAATTAAAATCAAGTGGGTTTGCTAAAAAATATCCTATTAGTGAAAGACAAGTTGAAAGGGCAATTAGATATTATAGAGAAAAATTAAAATTGTCGTATCCCAAAGGAATGGATGCACCGGAATTTGTAGAAAAAAGAAAAGAATATATTAAAAAAAATAGTAATCCAAAATTTGAAAATTTTTTAAAAGGTAATCCTGAATTTCATAAAAGTCATATGTCTGATTTATATACGCAAAAAGTTAAAACAAGTACGTTGGGTTATGCAAGAGCGAGTGTAAATATAGATGATCTAAAAGATATTGATGCTAAAATGAATGCTTTGTATAAAAAAACAAATAAACTTTTAAAAGATAAACCAAAAAATTTAAATATTTTATTAGATGAAATTAATCAAAAAGGAACTGACTTAGCTGCTCAATCTGGAGGATATAAAAAATTTGAAGCAACTGATCCTTTTACTAAGAAAAAATTTGTAATAAATTTTAGCTCTGCTGCTCAAGAATTAGATCCTACTGAACTTTTAGGAAATAAAGAATTATCACAATTAACTGAAGCTGATAAACCGCTTTTAAAAAATTTAAAAGATATAGGTTTAAAAAATATTGCTAGAGGAGTTAAAACCGCAGGTAAAGTTATTAAACCTTTGGGTTATGCTTTTGGTGCTAATGCAGTTAAAAGTGCAATTAGTAAAGCTGATGACATGGGAATAGAGTTATCTTTAGCTGATAAAATTATTGCTTTTGATTCTGGAGATGCGGATATAGCTATCAATAATTACAGAAGAAGAAATGATCCAGAGTTTGCTGCACAAGAGAGAGCAAAAGATTTAGCACAAATGACAGACGATTTTGAAGAAGTAGGACAAACAACATTCGGGAAATTCAATGACCAAATCAAAAACATCAAGCTACCCTAAGTATTGGCTCCTGCCGCCTGAATCAGGACCCACGCCTCAGGGGTTGAATATTAATTATAATACTGTTAAAACAGTCAAATTGGAGAAAATAAATGGCAGACAAAATAGACAAGTCCTTGACGCAAGGTCCAAGAGGCAGCGTTAGTATTCCCGGTGAAGAAGAGATTACAGAGGCAGTAGAAACTTCTGTTGAAGCCGAGGAACAAGCACCAGGACCCGTTGAAGTAACAGAACAAGATGATGGATCAGTAGAAGTAGATTTCGATCCAAACGCAGCATCACCAGAAGGTGGTGACGAACATTACGCAAACTTAGCAGAATTTTTACCAGACGAAGTATTAGATGAATTAGGATCTGACTTAACAGGTAAGTACAACGACTACAACGCATCAAGAAAAGATTGGGAACAAAGTTATACAAAAGGTTTAGACTTACTTGGTTTTAAATACGATATGCGAACAGAACCGTTTCAAGGAGCGTCGGGTGCAACTCACCCAGTTCTTGCAGAAGCAGTCACTCAGTTTCAAGCGTTAGCTTACAAAGAATTATTACCAGCAAACGGACCAGTTCGAACACAAGTTGTTGGTGCACCTAATCAACAAAAAGCACAACAAGCAGAACGTGTCAAAGATTATATGAATTACGAGCTCATGGAAAAAATGGAAGACTATGAGCCAGAATTTGACTCTATGCTCTTTTATCTTCCTCTAGCAGGTTCAGCGTTTAAAAAAGTTTACTACGATGAGCTTGAACAAAGAGCAATGTCAAAGTTCGTACCTGCAGATGATTTGATTGTCCCGTACTCAGCTACCTCATTAGAAGATGCGGAGGCAGTCATTCACCGGGTTAAGATGTCAAAGAATGATTTACGAAAACAACAGATTGGTGGTTTTTATTTAGATATAGAATTAGGTACACCAGGTTATGAAGAAAACGATGTTGAGAAAAAAGAAAGAGAACTCGAAGGTCAAAGAAAATCTAAAGACGATGACATTTATACTTTGTTAGAGTGTCATGTTAATTTAGATCTTGAAGGTTTTGAACATACTGATGATCAAGGTGAGCCATCAGGAATTAAAATTCCATACATTGTAACTGTAGAGTTAGCGACAAGAAAAGTTTTATCGATTAGAAGAAATTACGAAATTGGAGATCCGAACAAAAACAAAATAGATTACTTCGTTCATTTTAAATTTTTACCTGGACTAGGTTTCTATGGCTTCGGTCTCATCCATATGATTGGTGGTCTGTCTAGAACTGCAACAGCAGCTCTTCGTCAATTATTGGATGCGGGTACGCTCTCCAACCTACCCGCAGGATTTAAAATGCGTGGCATTAGAATTAGAGATGATGCGCAATCTATACAACCTGGTGAGTTCAGAGATGTAGATGCTCCTGGTGGTAATTTAAAAGACTCATTCATGATGTTGCCATTCAAAGAACCATCTGCAACGTTATTAAATTTAATGGGTATTGTAGTGCAGGCTGGTCAAAGATTTGCATCGATTGCAGATTTACAAGTTGGCGATGGCAATCAACAAGCTGCTGTTGGTACAACGGTTGCTTTGTTAGAGCGAGGAAGCAGAACAATGTCAGCTATACACAAAAGAATTTATTCATCTCTTAAAAAAGAATTCAAATTATTAGCAAGAGTTTTCAAGTTATATCTACCTCCGGAATATCCGTACGACGTAGTTGGGGGTCAAAGGATGATTAAACAACAAGACTTTGATGATCGGGTAGATATTGTGCCAGTTGCTGATCCCAACATCTTTTCACAAACTCAGCGTATTTCCCTCGCGCAAACGGAGTTGCAACTGGCAACGTCAAATCCACAAATGCATAATATGTACAACGCGTACAGAAATATGTACGAAGCATTAGGTGTAAAAGACATCGATCAACTGTTGGTGAAACCACAACCACCAGCACCACTTGATCCAAGTATGGAAAACATCATGGCACTATCAGGAAAACCTTTTCAAGCGTTCCCTGGTCAAGATCACAGAGCACACATTACTTCGCATTTAAATTTTATGGCGACTAATATTGCTAGAAATAATCCTATGGTT